TATTGAACACCCTCATTGTTATATACATTAAGAATGTAACGTTTCTTGGCAGTCCAAATACCTTTGTCGGACAAACCTTCACGTTTCATTTGCATCTTTTGGGCATACGCATTAACATACGTAGCAAGTTCCTGGTAACTCTCATCAATAAATGGTTGTATCTTCTGCTCACATACTTTATCCATGAATTGGATAATCTGTTGTACGTTTGATTCTTTCGGATGCACCTTATCAACAAGCTCACCAAGACGGAGATAAATCGAATCTGTGTCTGAGGCGATAACATAATCTTTTTCGGTCTTTAATAGTTTGTTCATGTAAGAATTGATTTTATTCTCAATCCACTTAATACTAAGTTGACCTGCAGAGGTAACACCAAGAGCTTGTCGTAAATCATAGAATCGGAAATACTTGGAGCCTAAGGCACCGTATGCCGAATTCAGAGACACCTTCTTTGCTAGTTGTAGGTTATTATACCTAGCAATTCGTTTATCTAATTCATTCTTCTTTGTCTCATCAGTTTCAACTTCATAATCTTTCTTCGCCTGAATCATCATCTTTTTAAACTTAGAACGATCAATATACATTTCTTCCAACATCTTTGGTAAGAAGCCTTGTTTGGTCGTACTGAAGAACTGCCCATTCGGTGTGATAGTATAACCACTCATCTTTGATAGGTCAACTGATTTAGTCAGCAGTTTATCAACGCTTACACCACGCATAATAATGTCACGCATATCTTGTGTGTAGTCTTGAGGCTCAATCAATGTCTCAGGTGAGATGTTGTATTGCATCATCAAGTGTGGGTACAAACTGTTCAAGTCAAATGAAGCAACACATTTATGCATACCTTTTTGTGGGTCTTTAACATAAGCACCCTCGAAAGCAGCATCTTTGTCTTTCATAACCTTTGGTGGCACAATGATATTACGGTTCAACAAGTAACCATATGTCATTGCATCCCACATTCTAGTTTGTGCAAATACATCATCATAGTTACACTTCGTATCATAGGCAAGAGTAAGTGCCAATTCTAACAACTTCAACTTGTCGTCTAGTTTTAGAATCAGTGCTACGTCTTTAATATTATACTCAATGAACTTTTGGTAATTCAAACGATACAACTGGTGCAAGTTGTCATACTCATCATATGAAATCTTACTCTCACCAATCTCAACGTTCGCAATATTATCCAAACGATATGACTCTTGTGATTTACCACCTGGCGCATACCATCTGTACAATTCAATATAGTCAAGTGTCGCAACACCCAACAATTCATATGCAATGTTTTCACGACCCATGGCCATGACCTTGCGTTCAGAAATCATATTCCATGGTGACAACTTCTTTGTGTCATCTTCACCAAGGATACGTGATAGACGATTGACCAAATATGGAATATCAAAGAACTTAATATTCCAACCACTTATAACATCTGGACAATTATTTGACCAGTGGTTGATAAATGTTTTGCAAAGGTCATACTCATCACGGCATTTAATGTATGTAACGTTATCATCATTATTAATATATTCACCACAACCCATTACGATTGTTTTACCACCAACACGTGTAATACAAATGGCAGTGATTGGTTCGTTGGCTTGATATGGATCAGGGAATCCATTTTCAGAACCAACCTCAATATCGATAACATCAATTGCAACATCTTCAAAGTCCCAATCGGTCATCTCTGGATGTTCATCAGCAATAAATGCATATTCGAATCTGGTTTGACCATAGATTTCAAAGTTTTGTACTTCATTGTACATCTTAACAAAATCACGTGCTTCACGGATAGATTCGAACTTCATAGGTTCAAGTGCTTCACCATTTAAGTTTTTAAACTTAGTTGGTTTATTAGACTTCAAAAACAAAGTCGGCGTGTAAGCAATTTTCATCTTAACACGCCGGCCGTTGTTTACACCTCTGTAGAAAATGTTGTTGCCAATAGAGGCAACATTTGTGTAATATTTTTTATTCATTCATACATTATATCAGAATTTTGGAATACTTGAGGCAATTTGAATGCCAGAACCAAATAACTTATTATACTCATTTTCCAATTCTACCATTGGTGTTGTAACGCAAAGAATATCGGACATGTCAAATGTGATGCCTGTTTTAAACTCTTGTGCATACTCCAAGAAAGGAGAGAATCCCATCATTGGACCATCTTTGGATGGTTGAACAATTACTTGTACAGTTTCTTTCACTGTAATTCTTTCATCATTCTCATAGACAACACTGGCAATGATTGTCTGATTTGTTTTAAAGGAAATTAACTTTACTGCCATTTCAAATCCTTGTTGAAGCTGGCACTACGGCCAAAGTTACCCAACGTTTTGGGTAAAGCATTTCACGACCATTAAACTCGGTCATGTTGAGTGTTGGGTCTTCAATAAGACCTACGACCTCTACCATATCATCGAATTCTCGCAAAAAGAAATCGTACTTATAGGCACGGGGAAGGCGATTAGCCTCAGCGAATTGTTTTGCGATTCTGTATGTTTCCATAATATCTCCGAAAGTTAATAATCAATTATAATCTATTTAAACGAACTTGTCAAGCGCAGGAGGCGTCCATCCTTCTGGTTTTAAAACTTTGCCGTCTGGTCTTTTAATTACTTTGCCTGTTGCTGGGTCAATCTTTGCCAAGTTAGAACGGGCAACTTCTGCCCATGCGGCATCAACATCATAACCCTTCATCTTACAGAACCCTAAGATAACCCAAATCATATCCATACAGGCATCAAGTTGTTCTACCTCATCACATGCGTAGTAAGCTGAACGAAATTCACCAACTTCTTCATCAATTAAGGTTTTGTATAACTTAACATTTTTTGCTGATGCTTCTTGGTCACAAGCATCTATGAATTTACAAACATCATTATACATTCTGGCGACTCAATTCGGATTGGTATGCACGTTGTCTCAATTCAGTTGAACTGAAACGGTGATTGCGGGAGTTAAAGTACATATTGATATTGCGGTCAATACAGATTTGTTTACCTGTATATTGTTTATCTTTATATTCTTCACCAATGATTCTAACAGAAATTGGAAGAAACATCAATAAGTCTTCAAGGTCTTTTTCGGTACTATAGACAACAATCTCATCTACAAATTTTACCGCAGAAAGTTGTACGAATCGTTCTACAATAGATTGAACAGGTTTGTTCTTACCAGGTCTATCGGCAGTCGGATCATTTTGTAAACCAACAATCAAGTGGTCACATACAGACTTGGCTTCAGCAAGCATAAGAATATGTCCTGCATGAAGTAAATCAAAAGTTGAGCAGGTGAAACCAATTGGTCTGCCTGCCATATCATCTGGCACTACTAACATAATAAACTCCTTTAAATTATATATGCTGTTGAACAGCTACATTACACTTCTTTAGAAAATTAATACCGTCATCATTGCGATAACTATTTCGGTAATACACACTATCAATACCTGATTGGTATATCAGTTTGGCACAATCAAGACAAGGTGCATGAGTTACAAACAATGTTGCACCATCACTTGAGTTGGTACTACGTGCAATCTTTGCGAGTGCATTAGTCTCTGCATGAAGTACCTCTGGTTTGGTTTTAAGATTGTATGTTGCACCATCTTCATCTGTATGTTCAGAAGGCCATGGTGAAAAATAATCTCTTACCTCACATTCATTGTCCCAACCAGAAGGCATGCCGTTATAACCGATGCCAATGATTGTATTATCTTTTACAACAACACAACCAACGTGCAATCTTTTTGCTGAAGACAATTCAGCATAGACTTCAGCAGTCTTCATGTGTGCATCGATAAATTTCTTTTTCATAATATAGTAAGTGGGGCTTTCGCCCCACAGTTTTACTCAGTCAATAGAGTTGGTTTTGAGAACGCAAGTTGCTCACCAATCTCAATCTTCCTTGGTTTTTTATGGTCAGGAATTACATTCTCCAAACCAATCTTCAAAATGCCGTCTTTGAATTCGGCACCACGCACTTCCATAGTGTCAGTCAATCTAATAGTCTTAGTGAAAGAACGAGCAGCAATACCACGATAAACATAATTTGCGTCATCTTTGGTGTTCTTCTCACCACGAATCACTAGATTACCCTCATCGAGTTGAATGTCAATTTCATCTTTTGTT